TGGAGCCGTTGAAGGTTCCCGTAAGAATTCTTTCTTAGTCATTGACCCAGACAAGACACTCACAACAGCCGCAGACATTAACACCCGTATCCAAGGTTATGGTTCAGGTACCTCTTACGCTGCTGTGTATTACCCAACACTTTCTATGAGTAACCCTGCTGTTCGTGGAGCAGCCGCACTTCGTGACACCTACCCAGGTGGCGCAATTCTTGGTTTGTACCAACGTGTTGACGCAGAACGTGGGGTTGGTCGTGCACCTGCTGGTTACGCTTACTCGTTAGCAAATACTTTTGGCACTACAGTTAACTTCAATGAGAGTACTATTGGTACTTTATATAACAACCATGTAAACACGCTTAAGAACGTTCCTGGTGCAGGAGTTATTGTTAATGGTGCCCGTACCCTTATTAAAACAGACAATACAAAGTACATCCCTAGCCGCCGTACTCTTAACTACGTTAAAGCCCAAGTTGAAGAACTTACAAAGCCAGCATTGTTCCAACCAAATGGTCCTCGCTTGTGGACTAGCATCTCTGGAAACATTGCTAAAATGTTGAGTGGTTTATATTCTTCTGGTGCTCTTAAAGGTAATAATGCTTCTGAAGCATTTTATGTTACCTGTAATGAAACAAACAACACAAGCATTACAATTGATTCAGGAGAAGTAAATGTTGAAGTGGGTGTTGCTTTGCAAACTCCTGCTGAATTTATTGTTATTAACGTAAGCCAATTCAGCGGTGGAAGCACCGTTACCGAGACACTCTAAGGAGTAATTATGCCTACTACACGCACAGACCCAATCCGCTCATTTAAGTTTGAAGTACAATTTCTAGTACCAACAACCACAGCATCAAGTGATTCACCAAACACACCTGGAACAGTCGCCCCAGGTGCTCCTGGTTCTGCTGACAACAGTCTTGCAAAATTTGCTGTTGGTTTAGAAAACCTTGGCTTTGCCGCTATGAGTGGTTTGGCTGTAACTAACGAAGTTATTCAATACCGTGAAGGTGGAATGAACACCCACCCACACAAGATGGTTGGTCAGACTGACTTTGCACCTATTTCATTCCAACGTGGTGTTATTGAAAAACAAGACCAATTGTGGAAATGGCAACGCTTTATCCACAACTGGCAGTCAGGTGCTCCTGGTTCTACAGGTGGTTCTGATTATCGTTGTGACGTTGTTGTATGGGTATACGACCACCCACACTCTAATGCTTCATACACTGACAATGTTGGTAATAGTACTACAACACAAAATGGCAAGAAAAAACTTGGTATCAAAATTTTCAATGCATGGCCTGCATCATTCACAATGAGTGGTCTTAATGCAAGTGGTAGCGAGATTATGGTGCATGAACTAAGTTTGGTTCACGAAGGTTTTATGCTTGCGTGGACAGATGCAGAAATTGCAGCACTAGACGCACAAGTCTAAAAAATTAACAAATAGGAGAATAAAATGTCAAATATTTCAGAATCAGTGGTATCAGCCGCTAACGAAGCAATTAAAGATTCAGCCCCACGTATGGGTTCAGCGCCTCCAGCGTCTGTAAAACTAATGCGTGGAATAAAACATGAAGACGAGTGGTTGCAAAATGCAATTATTCGTGAGTTAAACGGAGAAGATGAAGAAGCCATTGTTTCTTTAACTACAAAATCCGACATGGTTTATAGTGATTATATGAGTGCTTTACTTAAACGAGCAGTTGTAACTATTGGGGATGTACCCATTGCAAAAAATCAAGGACTAATTGACCAACTGATGATTGGTGACCGAGACCTTTTGTTTATTGGTGCTATGAAAGCAACCTACGGTCGTTTCCGTGAAATGGAAGTGTCTTGTGGAAACTGCGGAGAAACTAACTTTGTAACACTAAACCTTGATGAAGATTTTTCATTTGAGTTTCCAGAAAAAGATTTCACACTTCCAATAGAAGTTGAATTGCGTGATGGTTCTATCGTTAAACTACGTTACCCAACTGGCGCAGATAGTTCACATGTAGCAAAAAAGGCTAAGACAACTGCTGAACAGAACACAATGATGTTGGCTCGTTGTTCCGAATGGGACGATAACCAACCTACAAATACGGAACAATGGGCAAAACACCTTGGTGTAAGTGACCGCAGCAAGTTGGTACGAGCGCTCACCAACAACCCTCCTGGGCCAAAGATGGAGGAGGTGAAGACTCAGTGCGCTAAGTGCAGTGAAGAACTCCTCATCATCATGGACTGGGTCTCACTTTTATTCAGTTAACCTCACGCTTACTTATTGGGAATACGAAACGATTGCTTCTGTTTATACAGGGTTTGGTCTGGACGACCTAAAACATATGACAGTACGTCAGCGAGATTATTGGAAATCAATGGCTCGTTGGCGTAATCAATCCTAAGGTTAACTATGGCAGAAAATCCTATAGCAGATAGCAGAGACACCCTTGATAGTGGTGTTCGTCCTGGCGAGCGTATGGGTAACCCTGCTGCTAGTGGCAACAATCGTTTTTCCGCAGACTTAAAACCATTACAAGAACTTGATGCGGCTCTTACCAAGTTGCATACAAACATTAACAAGTTTAAAACAGACCTTCCTAAAGTTATTACTTTAACTGAGCAATGGGCTGCCAAAATGCAGAAGGTTGCCAATGCCATGAATGGTATGGGCGGTGGTAAAGGCGGACCTACAAGCCCTAGTGGACCTGCAAGCCCTAACGGGGCTCCTGCGGGCACCCTTACCGATAGCCTCCTTGGTGGCGGTGGCGGTGGAGGTATGTTCAATACATACCATATCACTACTGACCGTAGTCAAAACTTAACAATGATGGGCGGAGGAGGCGGTAGAGGAGGCGGCGGAGGTGCTGCTGCTACTGGTGCAGACATTGCCAAGCAAATTGCAGGGGCTATTGGTGCTGCACTGAACAACCGTATTAATAATAACGCTGCTTATTCATTATCAGCCAACCGCATGGACATGCTTCTTCAACAAACCACAGGCATGAGTGGTCAAGAAGTACGAGATAATAAGCGCAAACCACTTACCCAATACAAACTAGGTGCTGGTGGAATTAATAGTGTTTTAAGTTTAGAAGCCTCTACAGGTATTGACGCTAACAAACAAGGTAACAGCGTTGAGTTTTTACGTGCTGCTTCTGGTTATGGTTATTCAACTGACCAAGTAAACCAAATGACAAAAACTATGGCTGGTCCTGAATCAGCCAACCGTATGTTTATGACTATGGGAACTGGTATGTACGGCGTTGGTGGTCAACAGCGCAGTGCTAAGGAAGTTGTGCAACGGACTGTTCAGCGCCTTGGGTTAACTACCGAAAGTTCTCTTCAAGGTGCTATGACACAAGGTTCAATGACTCGTGAACGTCTGCGTCAATCAGGTGTCCCCGAAGAAATGCAAGATATTACCCTTCAATACGCAAAAGAAAACATTGCGTTTAAGAAGAAGGGTGGTAGAGGTATGTATGACGCAGCCAATAAGTATGACCGCAAAATTGCTGGCGTTGAAGATACTTATGCTAACCAAAATGAAGAGACCGAGCGTGTAAAAGCAAGTCGTGAAGAAAATATGTATGACAAGCAAGCGGATAACTACGCTGCTATGGAAAAGGGAATGCAATCCCTTACACGTGCATTACAAAAACTAGATGACACTTTCTCTAGTGCTATGGGCTTTAAAGCACGTAATCGTGGAGCCGCTGGGATAGCGGGTGCTGCTCTTAAGGGGGCTGCACTTCCATTATCTTTTATTCCTGGAGTTGGACCAGCCTTAGGTATTGCCGCAGGTGTTGCGGGTGCATTCCTGGGTGACGCTACAGGTGAAAAAGAACCAGGTGCTAAAAAGGGTGGTACTGGCGGAAACGTTGCTAAAAGCAGTGGTCAACTTTCAAAACTTCACCCAAAAATGCGTGAAAAAGTAGAAGCAATGATGAAGGCTAACCCACGCCTTTACATTGGTGGTGGTGTGCGCTCTACTGAACAACAGAAACAACTGTTTGAATCACGTTATGAGCCAACTCCAGAAAAAACAGATGTTTTCTGGAAAGGACAATATTGGAAACGTGTTCGTGGTGCAGCCGCAGCCCCTCCAGGTATGTCCATGCACGAAATTGGTTTGGCAGTTGACTTTGCACCATCAACAGAATTTGATTGGGTAAAGGAACACGCCAAAGACTTTGGACTTCGTTCATTTCATGATGTCAATAACGAACCTTGGCACGTACAACCTGCTGAACTTCCTGGCTCTCGCTCTCAGTACGAAAAGATGGGTGCCCCTTGGGGACACAACGGTGTAGTTGCAGAACCCACAGATACCAATGCGGCTATTAAAGGGCTAGAAACAATGATGCATGGTGGTGTTAGTAGCATGGGTGGCTCTTCTGGTAAACAGGGAGTAGACATTAAAATCCAAGGATACGCAGGACTTAGCATGGGTGCGGCTATTGAAGCAATGGGTCTTGACTTACAAGGAGCAGGAGGGGGAGGAAGCCTTAGCGCCGCATCTTTGGGTGGTGGAAGTCCAGGTAGTGGGTCATCTAGTGGGTCATCTAGTGTTGGAAGTTACAGTGGCAAAGGTCCCCTAACGGGTCGTCAAGTAGCAGCCATTATGTACAAAGCAGGCTTTAGAGGAAAACGGTTAGTAGAGGCAGTAGCCATTGCGCACCGAGAATCTAGGTTTAACCCTAAATCATTCGCTGATGATGACGATGACCTTTCATATGGTTTGATGCAAATTAATATGAAAGGTTCTATGGGCCCTGCTCGTAGAGGTTACTATAACCTTAAAAAGAATGAAGAACTGTTTAACCCTGCTACAAATGCACGAGTTGCTTGGAAATTGTCTGGGCACGGTAATAACTGGGAGCATTGGAAAGACGACACAGGTAACCCATTAGGAAACACCAATATCCCACAAGCCACTAAGTACGTTAAAGAAGCGGGTTATGCCACCTCAGGACACCCCAAACAGGGTGACCCTGTATCAGGCATGGGTATGGCAATGTCTGCTCCCACCCGTGGTGGGTCTGTAGTCGTCCAAGGAGATAGTGGCAACACTTTTCATGTTAGTATTGCTCCAACAATTAATTTAAATGGTGGCAATAATTACAGCGGTGACGTAGAACGTATGGCAAAAGATGTTGCGCATCTTCTAGACCGTGAAGTTCGTATGGCTTTGTTAAGGAACTCATAATGACAACATATAACCCAAACACAAATGCAAATGTTAACACAACTGGCTATTCCTCAGACCAGTTTTTAAATTTAGTTACTAGTGGCGCTGAAACTCGTGGAGTATCACGAACGGCTGAAGACAACCCAGAGTTTTATTTTCCAGGTAAAACTCCACCAAATGTTTATGATGTTCCTGGGGCTCCTAAAACCAACACTAATATCCAACGTGGTTTTATTAGAGGCATTTTTCCTGAAGTACTTACCCAGATTAATGCAGCAAAAGACCCTAAAACAAATAAACAACTAACTACTAAATATACAGGTATTACACCACCTACTCGGCGTTGTTTTTTTCAGTTTAATCCAAGCCTTATTTTACGTTCAGTGCAAGCCAGCACTACCACGCTTAACCCGCTACTTCAAGACCCTACTCAGTTACTTCAACCTATTCCAGGTCAAGCAAGTTTTGAATTTCAATTGTTGTTTAATCGTGAACACGAAGTATCAGCGCAAGAATACATTAATGCTAATGGAAAACTTGAAAAAACATCTGCCCTTTCAGCAAACCTTGCTAATTATGGAGCAGACCTCAAGGCAGGTGGTCTTGCTTATAAACAAAACCAATTAGGTGACCTTGGTGTACTTGTAGATTTGTATGTACTTGATTCTATTATTGGTCAATCAATCACATTTGACTCTATTAGAAGCATTCAGGCTTACTGGGAGGCAACCAAAAAATTGCGCCCTTCAGATGAACTTGATAAAGATGGAAAGCCTGTACAACCATATGGAGACACAGATTTTTTAGGTACAGGTACAGACACTAAATATGCAGACAGTCTTAACAAAGTATTGGGTAACTCTGCGTTCCTTAACCCAATGCCTATTCGTATTGTTTTTTCATCTTTGTTTATGGTTGAAGGTTTTGTAACTGCTTCTAACGTGGCTTTTCATAAATTCAGTAGAAACATGGTTCCAACAGTTTGTCAAGTGACCCTAAGTGTTCAAGCAATGTACATTGGCTTTGCTAAAAAAGATTCTTACGTTAGCACACAACTTACTGAAGCACTTCAAACTGATGCTGCAAATGACGCAGAAACAAGTAAAAATATTGCAGATTGCATACAACTTGTAAAAGAACAGGTAATTTGTATCCAAGAAGGCGTAGACTATGCATACCCAACATTTGCCCAATACGAAGAGGCTACAGTTGACCTTAATTGGCAAGACAACGAAACTTTAAATGGTTGGTTTTATAGACGGTATCAAAATAAAATTGACAATAACTATTCACAAATACCTAACTTAGAGTTTGGTTACCAACCAGGGGAGGTACTCCAGACCGCCTTCAGGAACAAACTAATTTTAACTGCGGGTTCAACATTTCGGCAGGAACAAGACACTGCAATGAATCTTGGTATTGAATCTTATACTATGTATATTTATAGTGCTGCGGACGCTAACAAAGCAAAATATAACAACCCCAATGATATTGTTCAAGTAGCAGAAAAAGGTAATTTTGATGGCGTAATAGGAGATTTACGACCTATTGCTACTTCTGAATTTAGATATATTAATACTAAGAAAAACCCACAGTTACGAGAGTGGTCAGAACTAGACAGTGACAAATGGGAACAAGAAAAAACATTTGGGAAGTTTAACCACGACTACTTTGGTACTTCTTTAAACGAAGCAGGTCTTGACGAAGAACGTTTAAAAACCCCTAGCGCCTATTTTGGCACCTCAGTTTATGTTGTTTTTGTTCTTGTAATAACAGCAGAATCAAAAGCAGCAGTTGGTGATAATGTAAAAAACCGTGTTACCAAAGCAAGTGGGCACATAATAAATCCCAATACTCAGGGTATTAATGCAGTTAACGACCCAACATTTGGTAGACGATGATTTTTTCAAATTCCCGTTATGTAGCATCAGTTGCTACAAAAGATAATGTTTCCGTGCCTATTGCTGTAAAAGGTGCTAGGTACACTGCACAACGTACTACC